ATCACACATGGAGCCGAACAAGGTGTCTCTTCCACCATTGGTGTAGCGACCTCTTTCGCATACATATCGCTGCTAGAAAGACACGTCGAAAACATAGAAAAGTCACCGTTTCAAAAACATTTATTAGCTCCGATAGGAACGGCTATATTTGAAACTGTGTGGAATAGTGCACCTTTTGCGTTTGATTTTGACTACGGCGCGACATTCGTTGGATTTCTCGCGTACAAGGTTGCACTTTTGAATCTTATGTATGATGAAGTTAGGAAGATGTTAGTATTAAATGATGAAGAAAAAGATTAAATTAAAATAAGTATCTCATCTCAAAAGTTTACGAATTGTACCAGTCGTTATGTACTCATCGATCTTTCCTGCGATACCACGACCAATGCCGGGTACCTTAAGAGGTCCTTCTGAAATTTCGGTACCGTTTGTCACTTCAAATTGAAGTTTACGGATAGCCTTCGCAGCATTTTCATATCTCGCACTCTTATGAGGATTTTCCTCTACACGCGCGAGTAATTCCAATTCTTCCGCGATAATTTCATTTGTATCGAATGTCTTGAACCTCTTAATTTCACCAGTTTCAAGAAATTCATTTATTTTTTGGATGACACCCTTTCCAATACCATACACGTGGGAAATTTGCTCACCGTTGGTTAGTTTGAAATCAAGGTGATAGATGATATTGGCGGCTCTTTCATATACGGATTTCTTGAATACAATTTCTTCCTCTTGAGCGAGGTCATCAAACGCATTCGTGAGTGGTAAATTATAGCAGACAAAGTAATCATCTGGTTCAGATTCCGATTCCGATTCCGATTCAGAGTCCTCCACTTCGATATAGTCGGAGTCCACGTCAGAAGCAACCGATTCATTATCACTCACTTCGGCGTAGTGAAGCATAGTTTCGTACTCGAGAATAGCTTTTTCTTCTTCGCATTTGTGGAGACGCTGTTTGAGTTCAGCGTTCTCCTTTTCAAGGTTGGCGATGTAGGTAGCGACAGATTGAGAGTTCATGGTTGATTGAGTGCGTTGATTTTTAAGATGGGTCACCATGACTTAGGTACTAAACTAAATTCTTATCCGCCGTGTAATACGTCTTTCCTTTCATCACAGAACTATGCACTCTCGCATACGCCCATGCCTGTGGAGAAGCACCCGGTCGGTGTCCGGTTCTCCACGCGGCAAGTCCTCGATCGTATACGGTTCGCAGTGTCTTCAATGGGATCTTCGTCGCTTTCGCTATTTCGGGGAGGGATTTCGCATTCGGGTACTTTTCGCGGAATCGTTTCGTGTAGGATGACGTTCGAGTTTTTACACCCTTATCGGTCGAAAATTTAGTGTATGTTTTCTTCTTCATTTTCATGTATCTAGTTTCTACATCCTTGAGTGTATTGAGCCCTCTGAAATATTTAAGGGGTGCATACATGGGACCCTTCGTTTTTCGCAGTTCGCGAATCTTCTTAGATATTTCCTGATCTGTGAGGGTCATCTTAATTATTACCCATACTTTAATCTAACCAGTCATAGTCTTTAGACACGACGTTTATCGTACACCCTTCACATCGACGACATTTAATATATGTATCCAACCTTGGGTTATAAATTTTACATTTATCTCTACACACCGGACACTTGTTTTCGTGCTTCAATTCTTGTTTTGATACATATTTATCGGGGCGTTTCGTCCTGGAATCGGTGTGCAGGTCCATGGATTTCCATATTAAAAAATTCGCCGTGATGATCTTGGTCATACTTTATTTACCGAAAAAATTAATGACGTCTTCAATGTTTTGGAATACCTTATTACCAAATCTCAATTTACCGGTCACCATGCAGTAATGACCGCGCAGTTCCTTATAAGAAGCCTTGTGAAGCATGTTTAAATTAATCATTATTTGTATTGACTTAGTTAAACAAAACGTACTAATATTGTACAAGATGAGTCTTGAAATTATCACGGGTAATATGTTCTCGGGTAAGACGTCAGAGTTAATCCGACGTCTCAAGAGGTACAGACTTTTATATGACAGGGTAGTTGTCGTTAACTCTGTAAAAGATACTAGAAATAATCACGATGTCCTTCATACACACGACGGAGTCACGTTTGAATGCATCAAAGTAGACCACCTCTCCGCATGTTTGCTGAGTGAAGAATTTTGCGATTCTGATGTAGTCGCCATCGATGAAGCGCAATTCTTCTCGAATCTCAAAGATTTTGTGGGCATGTGTCTATTTCTCAAAAAGAAGGTTTTATTGGCGGGTCTTGATGCAGACTATAAACAAGAAAAGTTTGGAGAAATCATAGACTGTATACCCATGGCAGACAAAGTCACTAAATTGTCCGCGTTGTGTGTGCGTTGTAGAGATGGCACAAAGGGTCCATTCACGAGACGTTTAGTTGATACGAGTGAAGTTGAGCTCGTGGGTGGAAATGAATCGTATGAAGCCGTATGTCGAACACACATGTTAGTTTAGAATCTTCTAATATCCAATATGAGTACAATTCTTCTATCACTCGTGGTCTTTTCAACTTTATGATACCTCGCGTGATCGAAAACAAAATCACCCCCCGCCTTATGTTCATGTGCCATGAATTCCGTGTCAAGTGTACTCGTACCCTCGAGTGTGAGATGGTAACGGAGATATAAATTATGCTCGGCGCGATGGGGTGGTATGATTATTGGTCCGTCCATTACAGCTATCATGCCACCCGCGACACATGGAATCATTTCCACGCGTTTTTTTATCTCCGGGATGTCTGATAGTTTATAGTAATAGTAATTTTCGTTCTTTTCGAACCATGCGTCATCGTCGTGAAAGTAGTGTTTCTCGAGAGTATTCACTTTAGACAATACTGCATCTCTCAGTTCTCTGTAATAGAGTTTGAGTATGTCTAATCCACAGAAATCACTCGAGTAGTAAAATGGTCGATAAAATAATGCATCTACCAGAGTGTTACGCATACCGACGAATGGTCTGAGTGGTTTGCGAAAATACAGGCGATCTATCGGATTTTTAAAGTAGTCGAACGCTATGAACACAAGAGGAAGTAGAACGCACTTCATTATTTTCTCCATCTATAATAAATGCCAGGTTATAAAGGAAAGGAATACTACGCACCAGAACCAACTGAAGAAGTCGACACACTCGACAAACGATTTTTCATGGGTCTCACTCGAACACAGACTGGACTCATCGCACCACCGGTCATCTATTTCTCCATGGTACTTCTCGCCGTGACCATGGCACTTCCAGCCGTGTATAAGAAGCGACCAGCTCTTCTCGTACCACTCGCGATTGGTTTGTATATCAATGGTATTCATTTGTACCACCACTACATCCTCTTGAAAAAATAATTTAAATGTGTATAGTAATAGAATGTTCTTACCTAAGGTTTTCGCAAATCTAATTTTTCAATGCATCATCATGTATGCGTTTGCGAAAGCAATTATAGAAGATAAACGAATGAGTGAAGCGTTTGCGCGAAATGCACTCACATACATCGTCGCGTGGTTTGTCGCCTTGCTCATGTTCCTTTTCACTAAAAATATAATCACGCGGTTCATGCTTTTCACGGGCATGTCAGCTCTCGCGGGCATGTTCATGGGTCTACGCGGTAAGCGAGACGTGAAGGATGCACTCGTGGATGCGGTGACGATTTTCATTGGTATGTTCGCCCTCGGTGTTGCGACGTACGCACTTGGTTATGATCTCCGCGTCCTTGGTTCGGTATTGTTCTTTGCTCTTCTTGGTCTCATATTGGTAAGGTTTTTCACGGGTGAGAGATACTCGAGAATAATTGTGGCTCTGTTCGCACTCTTCGTTGTATACGATACCAATAACATACTGAGGAGAAACTACGAAGGTAATTTCGTAGGTGCATCGTTCGACTATTTCTCAGATATATTGAATTTGTTTAGTGGTCTGCTAAATGAAGAGTAAGTCTATTTCTTACCAACACTGAAAAATCTCGTCATTTTAGAAAATTAAAAATAAAAAAAATTATTTTTTTGAATGCTTTCTTCTTTGAAAAGAAAAGAAAAAAATAAAAAAAGTTTTTTGTGTTTTTAAAAATGAAAAAGTACCAAAAAACTTAGAATATAAAAAAATTAGTATATCTATTTTAAACCAATTGACGATGTTATATAGATGGTATGTCTAACTGATACCTATTTGCATTTTACTCCGTGTAAATCTTCTCAAAATTAAAAATAAAAAAAATTATTTTTTTGAATGCTTTCTTCTTTGAAAAGAAAAGAAAAAAATAAAAAAAGTTTTTTGTGTTTTTAAAAATGAAAAAACATGGTGTTACTTCGCGGTTATCTCCGTCATTTGGTTTGAAATACTATATAAACGTGTATCAGAAATATAAAATTTTAAAAAATTTTCGGGTGTAAATAATAATGAGAGTCGTTCTCAAAAAAAGTCCAATCCGTGATAAAAAGTACAGAGTGACCTTCCCGGATGGTGACTATGTGGATTTTGGTGGTAAGGGATACACAGACTATACCATACACAAGGATCCCATGCGTATGCGTCTCTATGTATTACGACACGGTGGTGGCGATACGCGCAAGTTTAGTGATCCACAAAAGGTACACGAGAGAATGTTGAGAGTAACTAAGAGCAAACTCGAGGATTGGGGAATCTCGGGTTTGAAGACTGCGGGTTTTTGGTCCAGGTGGCTTCTATGGAGTGAACCAGACCTACGTGACGCAATGCGCTTTATGAAAATGCGCTTCGGACTAAATATAAAATATATGTAAACAATAGATGTTACCATTTTTGATTCTTCCTCTATTGAATGTACTCGGTATAAACGTATTTCCCGGACAAGACGCGTGGAGTCCAACGGTTCCATTTGATAAAAATAAACACTATTCCATGTCCGCATTATCTATACTTTGTTGTTGCATCATGATATCGAACATGATGCGCAAAAAATTCATAGGATGGTGGGTTCCAATACCAATGAAACCGGTTGGTTATGCTTCATTGGCGACATGTATAGCTCTCTCGTTCCTCGTGACGTACGATACGTACCACAGGGCACTGAGTATGCTACCCAAATCCGAACCAGAGGAGAAGACTGATTAGAAAAAGTTATCTGTTCGATACAATTTCGCGGAATAATCACCCGATTGTCCTAATATATTTATAGTCTCATTACCGTAAATTTCTTGACACCCAATATCATCCATGCAATCTCTTTCACCCAAACTCACTGGAAGAGAATACATCTGATCACCTGGTGTCACCGTGTAGTAATGATATCTATCGCGTCGTCCACGCACTTCCTTGCCGTACAATGGCAGTGTCTCATTGTTCTCACCGAGTAATACTCCCATCTGTTGGACGTGTTGTGGTTTATACTCCTTGATTGGTGGCGCTCTAAATTCACGCTCTACGGGAATTTGAACTGGTACGGCGACGCGCTCACGGGTGTGTACACGTCTGACGGGCTGAGGCTTCGTGAGTATGTACAAGAGTATCAACAGTAAAACGAAGATAGTCATTAACATCGCCGTGTGTTTAGTCTTTGCGTTCATTATTAGTAGACTTAGATTTTAATAACATATCTTGTATTATTCGTACATGTTTCTGTGAATACACTTGTTTACTATGTTTTTTGTCATTTTTAGTCACACGTTTTTTTGGTTCTTTATAGTCCATTAAATTATAATAGCATCTAATTTTTATCTAGTGATAGTTGATGACTCGTTCACCACGCATAATTTGCAACACACCCCCGTGAATCCCGTGGTCACCAATTTTAGGAACGTGGTTAATTTCAATCTTTCTTCCGTTTACGATTAGGAACTTCTTAGAGCTGGTCAGTATAGACCTCTCGGTAACCATTTTGGTTCCGGATCCCCAACGGTAATCGTAAACTGGAGCGTAAGAAGGCATATTTTGTGTTTAATTTATATACGAATTGATGTGACTTAGGCTAAATCTATACGACCAAGCCTATACTGAACGAATAACCAAAGACCAAACATCAACGTCTTCAAAAGATTATTTGCATCAGTGTCATCCATCTTATATATGGGTCCCATGATTCGACCAAAGAATGTTTCCTCTTTCGAGTTACCCGTGACGTACATTTCCATCTGTGTCAAAGCACACGTGTCATCATTCACGGACCAATGGTAAAAGATGAATGGTATGAGTATACTATACATTTCTAGCATCTGTGTATCTTTCATAAAGGGAATAGTGAGTACCGCGATAAATAATATGAGGTGGATGAAGAATATAATATTCATCTATTAATATGGAGCAAGAAATTAATGATAATAATGCGATCGAAGGGTTTCCCAAAGATATAGAAAAACCAGAAGCCCCAAAGAAATGGCACACACAACAGGAAAAGGTGTTGAGGGAATGGGGTGAAGCGGCGGCGTGTTACAGATACATGAATTACCAAGCGTTCCTGATGTTTCAAAAATTGAATATGCGCTTTACACTTCCCGTCATCGTACTCTCGACTATAACCGGTACGGCGAACTTCGCACAAGAACAATTTCCAATTAGTATTCGTTCGTCTGTGCCATCAATCATTGGTGGTCTTAACCTCATCGCGGGTATTATTGCGACTATAATGCAATTTCTAAAGATTAATGAATTGATGGAGAGTCATCGTTCTGCGTCACAAATGTACGGTAAACTGTCTCGTAAAATCAGACTCGAACTTAATCTTCCACTCGTGAATAGAACCCTCGATGGTGCAGACATGGTACAGGATTGTCACCAAGAAATGGATAGACTCATTGAACAGAGTCCACCCATACCAAAAAGTGTTCTCGTGGCGTTTGATAAGGAATTCCCGGATGACAAGATATTTACAAAACCCGAAATATTACACGTACACCCAATTTTACCTTTCAAAGCGATCAAAGAATATTCCATCATGAGTCTTCTCAAGGATCCAAAACAACGAAATATGACTGATGATGAACTCAAGGATGAACTTGATGAATTGCGTGGTCGTGTCATGCCAGGTGCCAGAGGTATCGCCGCCGATCCACTAAAAGCGGTGGGGGTGAGACGAAGAAGTAATACGACAGATTCCACTCTCAAACTGTCTGGAACTCCATCTAAAAAACCCACTCAAGTTACAGACATTGAAACGGGTGATACAGACTATACGGATGAAGAAGTCATAGAAGAATAGTTAAACATACGAGTCGCAATGAATGCAACTAAAATAAATAAGGTTAAATTAAAGAAACCAAAACATAATAAGTAAGGAACGATCTTCCTTTTGATAGGATCAATAATTCTAGATTGAAGTGTATCAT